AAACAAGAGCTAAAAAATAAATCATGCCTTTAGAGAGTGCATTAGATTTTAACGCCTATGTTGATACAACAACAGGTCATGGTGTTACTGCAACTTTCTTTGAGGTTCAACAAACTCTTTGGGATAGCTTGGGTCTAATTGATGATTTGTTTGATATAGACTCAGGTGCATCCACAAATATAAACATAATTATTGACCAAGAATATTTTAATATAGAAGGTGGAACTGTACCTGTTGCTGGTTATCAACCAAGAGCAATAGTTAAAGCATCTGATGTTCCTTATATATCTCAAGAAGATAAATTAAGAGTGGATGCTATAACTACGGATCAGGGAAATGTTTTAAAAGCTGAAACTACCTTTATTGTTAAAACAGTTGAGCCTGATAATACAGGTTTAATATCTTTAGTTTTAGAGGAGCAATAATGTCTCAATTTAGATTAGAAACTGAATTAGATATGGCTGGATATTTAGATATTAATTATGGTCATGGAGTATCTGCTGTTTATACAAACAATGGTACTTCTACAACTATTAACATAATTTTAAATAATGAATATGTAGAACAAGAAGAAGGCATTGGTGTAGAAGCATTAAAACCAATAGCCTATTGCAGAACTATAGACGTACCAAATATTGCATTTGGAAATAGATTAGATGTATCTGCAATTAAAGATACAAATGGTAATATACTCAAAGCAGCACAAAGTTATACTGTTGTTAATATACAAGCAGATAGAACAGGTTTTAGTGCATTAATGTTAGAAGAAATATAATGGCAAATCATATAAGACAACAAATAAGAGAAAAGTTTGGTACTACTTTAACTGGTTTAACTACAACTGGATCAAGAGTCTATGAATCAAGAGTTTACCCATTAGAAACAGTACCAGCATTAGTTATCTATACTAAGTCAGAAACATCTGAGCCAATAGTTATAGGTACTGATCGTGTTATGAGTAGAGAATTGTCAGTAGTAGTAGAAGGATATGCAAAAGCTACTAGTGACTTTGATGATACTATTGATACAATATCAAAAGAAGTTGAAGAAGCAATAGCAGCAGATAGAACTTTAGATGGATTAGCTAAAGATTGCTATTTAGAATCGACAGAAATAGAGTTTAATGGTGAAGGTGAAAAACCACTAGGATATGTGAGTTTAACCTTCTTAACAAATTACTATGTTCAGGAAACTAATCCTGACGTAGCAGTATAGGAGACAATTATGAAAATGATTAGTCCTGATGGCAAAGTTTCTATAAAAGCTCATCCTTCTAAGGTTGAGTCTTTATTGAATATGGGTTGGAAAGAGGAAGCAGTCCATTCGCAAGATAAAGTTAAATCTTCTTCTAAGAAAAAGTCGAAAGACGAGGTAGAAAATGGCGACACATAAAGGAAGTGAAGGAACTGTAAAAGTCGGTTCTAATGCTGTAGCTGAAATTAGGTCTTATTCAATTGAGGAATCTGCTGATACTTTAGAAGATACTTCAATGGGTGATACTGCAAGAACCTATAAATCATCATTGACTTCTTTCTCAGGAAGTTTAGATGTATTTTGGGATGAGACTGATACTAGTGGTCAAGGTGCTTTAACCATTGGCTCAGAGGTAACTCTTAATGTATATCCTGAAGGAGATACAGCAGGTGATACTTATTACAGTGGTTCAGCTATTGTTACTGGTGTTTCAAGAAGTGCATCATTTGATGGATTGGTTGAAGCAAGTATATCAGTGCAAGGTACTGGTGCTTTAACAACAACAACAGTATAAGAAAATGTCAGCAATAGATAACGCAAAAAAGCATTTTGCAGAGCAAGATGTAAAAGTAATCGAAGTGCCTGAATGGGGTGATGAGAATAATCCTTTAAAAATATACAGTAAGCCATTAACGTTAGCTGAAACTTCTAAACTCTACAAGATGAGTAAAGAGGATGATCTAACAATGATGGCTTATGTTCTTATTTACAAAGCACTAGATGACAATGGAGATAAACTATTTGATTTAGCAGATAAAAATGCTTTATTGAATCAGGTTGATAGAGAGATATTAGTTAGCGTAGCCCAACAAATTATGGGACAAGAACCTATTGAGGACACGAAAAAAAACTAATAAAGGACTCTAATTTATATATGCAATATGCATTAGCTGAAAGACTTGGAAAAACCTTGCAAGAACTTCAACAAATTAGTGTCCAAGAATATCAAGGATGGATAGCTTACTTAGAGTTAGCTGAAGAGAAACGAAACCATGGCAAATAAAAAAGTAAAGTTTGAATTAACAGCAGTAGATAAGACTAAAGCAGCTTTTGATAAAGTAACAAAAGGATTAAAAGGTGTTGGTGGTGCTGCTGCTGGTGTAACAAAAGGACTAGCAGGCGTAACTTTAGCTGCTGGTGCTACTGCAACAGCTTTAGCTGTATTAGTAGATAAATCATTCCAAGCTGTTGATGCTATTGGTAAAACTTCAACTCAAACAGGTATAGCTACAGATACTTTACAAGCATTTCATTTAGCTGCTAGAGAATCAGGGACAACAATCGAAGGTGCTAACACTGCTTTAATTAAATTTGCTAGAAGTGTTGGTGATGCACAAAGAGGTGTTAAAACGCAATCAGATATATTTAAAGACTTAAATGTAAATCTTAAAAATGCTGATGGAACAATGCGTACTTTTGACGAGATACTAGTAGATACAGCTACAGGAATTACAAATCTTGGAGATCAGACAGCAAGAGCAACAGCACTAGCTAATTTATTTGGTAGACAAGGTGTAATCTTAACTGGTGCAATTACTGACTTATCTGAAAGAGGTATAGCAAACTTTATTAAGAGAGCTAAAGATTTAGGAATTGTATTAAGTGAACAAGTAATAAGAAGAACAGAAAAATTTAATGATGCTGTAGGTGTTATTAAAATGCAAATTGGTTCTTTTGTTAATAATATTACAACGTCATTCTTGCCTGTATTTGAAAAAATGCAACAAGCAATAGCTGAATTTATACAAAGTAGTATAAAACAAGCAGGCGGTATGGATAAATTAGGCATGAGTATTGCGAATGCAATTATTACAGGAGTTGCTGCTACTATTAAAGCATTAGGTGAATTGCAATTATCACTAGCAAATCTAGCTGTCAGTTTAGATACCATTTTACCTACTATGACTTTAAAGTTTGCTAAGTTTGCTCAAAGCATTTTAGCACTTTTACCAACAACAAAAGCTCTTGGTACAGCGATAGAAATAGGTCTGATAAAAGCAGAAGCAGAACTTGCTATACAAACAAATGAACTGGTCAAGGCAAACACAAAATTTAGAGATAATGCTAAAAGCGTAGCAGATACTTTACTTGATCTAAGATTAACTGAAGATGATTTAGTAGCAACTAATGATGCTTTTAACAATTCTTTGGATCAAACAGCACTTAAGCTAACAAATATACAAAGTCCTCTTGATGTATATAAAGCACAAATACAAGATGTTGGTAAATCAATAGAACAATCAGGTGTTAAAGCTATGAAGTCTTTCGAAGATGCAATAGTTGAGGGTTTAAAAACTGGAAAGCTATCATTCAAAAGTTTTGCAGATGTTGTTGTAACTGAATTATTAAGAATTGCAGTACAGCAACTAATCATAAACAATATATTAGCTGGTTTAAAATTACTTGGTGCTGGTGCTTCTCTTGGTGGAACTGAGCCTGATTTAACACAAGGTAAATTAGAAGGCATGGGTAATTATGAAGGCGGTGGATTTACTGGTAGTGGTGTAAGAGCAGGTGGTCTAGATGGGCGTGGTGGTAAACTTGCTGTAGTACATCCCAATGAAACTGTTATAGATCATACTAAAGGTCAAAACATTGGCACAACAGTTAATTTCAATATTTCAACAGTTGATGCTGCTGATTTTGACCAATTATTAGCATCAAGAAAAGGACTAATAACATCAATAATAAATAATGCTATGAATAATCAAGGCAAGATGGGGATAGTGTAATGTCAGGTCAATTTCCAACATCACCTAATTTTAGAAGTTTAAATTTTAAAGATAATAGACCTAATTTAATTAATCAGACTTTATCAGGAAGAAAAACAGTCAGACAAATAGGTGCACAATATTTTTCTTTTACAGTGCAAATGCCACTAATGCAACAAGAAAAGGCTCAAGAAGTATTTGCATTTTTACAAAAACAAAAAGGTTCTTTTGAGAACTTTACTATACAAGCACCATTAGATAATTTGGGAGCAGGTAAAGCAGAAACAGATATACAAGTGGTCGGATCACATACATCAGGAGATGCTTCTATTGCTTTAGATGGTTTTTCAGCCAGTCAGACAGGTGCTTTAAAAGCAGGTGACCTAATTAAATTTGCTAATCATAGCAAGGTTTACATGGTTCAATCAGATATTGATTCTGATAGTGGCGGAGCATTAACTGTTCTTATATCGCCTAACCTAGTAGCATCTCTAGCAGATAATGAAGCTGTTACTGTAAACAAACCAAGTTTCACTGTTTATTTAGCAAATGATGAAGTTATGTATACAACAGATATAAGTGGTTTTTATAGTATTTCATTTGATGTTAGAGAGGTTATAACCTGATGCCTAGAAGTTTATCATCTGCTTTACAAACTCAAGTTTCTGCAACCGCAACCAAGACAGCTTTTTTAGTTGAGCTTAATTTATCAACTGTTATTAGATTGACTGATTGGTATACCAATGTCACTTATGATTCAAATACTTATGAAGCAGGTGGTTCTTTTTTAGCAGTTGACTCTACTGTAGAAACAGGTCAATTACAGGTTAATGAGATAGAAGTAAATTTTTCTAATGTAACAGATCAAGTTAGGTCTTTAGTAGAAAGTGGTGCTTTTACAGATAAAACAGTAGATGTTTATTTAGCTTATTTTGATACAAATGAGTCTATTGTAGGTGCAATAAATTACTTCACTGGACAAATAAGAAGTGTTGTAATCGAAGAAAATATTAATAGCTCAAATTTAAATATGAGAGTTGCTTCTCATTGGGCAAATTGGAATTTAACAAAAGGCAGACATTTTTCTGAAGAATCACAACAAGCATTTAGTTCAGGAGACAGAGGGTTTGAGTTTGCAACACAAGTAAAACAAGATGTTAGGTGGGGTAAATAATGGTTTGGAATACTATAGTTAGCTTTTTTGTTGCTGTAGGTGAGTTTTTCTCAAAAGCAATAGTCATTGGTGTATTAGCAACTGCAAGTATTGTCACTGGAGTTAAAGGTTATAGACAAGCTAAAGATATGCAGAGACAAGCTGCTGCAATCATGGCTAATAAATTTGCTGCTGGAGGAAAAGTACCTGTATGTTATGGAACTCGTAGAGTTGGAGCACAAGTTGTTTACATGGATGTTTCTAACAAAGATTCAAGACATTTATTTATGGTTTATGCATTATCTGTAGGTGAATGTGAGGAAGTATTGGGTGGAACGATACACTTAGATGGAACACCTATAACTGATCCTGATAAATTTAGATACGGAAGTTATATTGGTTCAGATAAAATATCTTCAGGAGCAGGTTCACTAAATACAGTTTCACAAATTGGTGCTACTATAAGTGCTGGTGCTGGTCAGTTTGGAACTGATCCTACAGCACGATATAGAATTGTTTTAAACTTACATCACGGAGCAACTTCACAAACTGCTGACCCTATGTTGGTTGCATCTATGCCAAATTGGACTTCAGCACATAGATTAGATGGTATTTGTTATATAGCAGCACATTTTAAATATGATGTAGATGGAATGTGGCAAGGAGTACCTCAGTTGACTGTTCAGGTACGAGGAAAAAAAGTTTATGATCCTAGAGACTCCAATCAAACATTTGGTACTACATCTACTTATACTTATTCAAATAATCCAGCCTTAGTTTTTTTAGATTACATTACTAATAATGAATATGGTAAAGGGCTGACAGAATCACAAGTAAATATGTCAACATTTAGCTCTGCTGCTAATGTTTGTGATGTAGAAGTAGATCAGCCTTATTTTAACGGATCAGCACAATCATTTACATGGAGTGGTACTGCTGGTGATGATTTTATTACTGTAGGTGGTTCAAGTGCTAATGCTGACTGGTATCAAAATAAAATAGATGAACTTATAAGTTTATTTGATGCTAATGGTAATGGAGTTCTTGATGGTTTAGAAATAAAAGATATACAAAGAACAAATTATTTTGGATCAGATGAAAATTTTAGAATATTTTTTAATGGCACGTTGGGTTCTACTTATTCACCACAAACAGGAACACAATTATTAAAAGTAAAAAGATTTCATTGTAATGCTTGGATAGATACTAATAACAATGTCATAGATAATGCTAAAGAGCTTGTGCAAAATATGCGAGGTATTTTTCTTTATATAAATGGAAAATATGAACTGCAAATAGAAGATACTGGAACATCTACATTTAGTATTAATGATAATCACATAATAGATGAAAATGGATTATCAGTTGATTATGGTAGTAAAGATAACAAAGCAAATAAGGTTATTGTTGAATTTTTCAATGGTAATAAAAGATATGAATTAGATACAGTTACAGTTTTACATGATGCTACACCTGAATATTATTCAGATGATGGTGATGAGATATTAGAACTAAAAGCTGAATTCCCTTTTGTTACTGATCCTTATATTGCCTATAACATGGGTAAAGCAATTCTAACTAGAAGTAGAAATCAAAAAACTTTTCAATTTACTGGTACTCCTGAAATGTTTAAACTGAATGTAGGAGATATAGTAGATTTAACTTATGCAGGTTTAGGTTTTTCAGGCAAAGTTTGTAGGGTAGAAGCATTAGAATTACAATCAGATGGTTTGGTCGGTGTTAAGTTAATAGAATATTTTGATGTTTATACATGGGAAGTGCCACCTCAAGAACCAGTAGAAGAAAAAGCAGATTTACCTTCTGCTTATGCGGTAAAAGCACCAACAGGATTATCATTTACTGATACTGATTCTAGTTCAACAGGCAGACCATTTTTATCTTGGAATGAACCAACAGATTTTCCTGCCGATCAATATAGAGTAAATGTTGTAGATAGCTCAAGTAATCAATTAATAAATAAAATTGTAAATACTACTGAAGCTGAACTTAATTTTATACCTACAGGAAGTAATTATGTTGCAAGTGTTACTTCACTAAATACTTTAGGAACTGAATCTGATCCTGTTACTTTAACTTTTACTGTAGGTGAGCCGCCTACTGGAACAGGTGATATACAAGATGGTTCTGTTACTGATGCAAAAATTAATTCATTATCTGCAAATAAAATTACAGCAGGTACTATTGATGCTAGTCAGATAACAGTAACTAACTTAGATGCAGGTAATATAACTTCAGGTACTTTAAGTGCTGATAGAATTGGTGCTAATACTATAGAAGCTGGTAAATTAAATGTTTCTACTCTGTCAGCTATATCTGCTGATATGGGTTCTATAACAGCAGGTAGTTTAAACATTGGATCAGGAAACTTTACTGTATCTTCTTCAGGAGTAATGACTGCTACTGGTGCTACTATCTCAGGTAACTTAACAGCTACATCTTTAAATGTTACTAACGCGACTGTAACAGGTACTTTCAATGCTAGTAATGTTGTTTTAAATGGTGAACCTTTAGATAATGTTTTAACATATTCTGAATCAGGTGGTATAGGATTATTGACTCTTAACGAAGGAGCTCAAATAGATGGTGATTTTGTTGTTGATGGTAATTTTGAAGCTACTGGTACACAACCTGATTTAATTGTTGGTAAAGTAACTGGAATATCAAGTGATACAACACAAGCAGATGCAATTTTAAGAAGTTCAACAGGTAGTGGTTCTTTTAAGATACAGGCTGGTCAATCTAATACAACTGTTGTTTCTCTTGGCTATGATTCTCTTGGTGGTACAACTTTATTAGGTGATACTGGAGCAGGTGGTTCTACTGGAAAAGTCAGAATCAATGTAGATGGTTCTTTAGGTATGGAATTTAACGAATCAAGAAATGCTACATTTGCAGGAGAAGTTTATGCACCAACATTAAGAATTGGAACTGGAGCTCCATCATCATCATCAGATACAGGAACAGCAGGACAAATAAAATATGATTCAAATTACATTTATGTATGCACCGCAACAAATACATGGAAAAGAGTTGCCCTAAGTACATGGTAAAAAACAAATTTAGGATATAAAATTAATAGAAACGAGATTTAATTATGGCACAACACGATTACAACATAGCAAACCAGTCAGGTGCAGATTTTAGAGCAGATTTAAACAATGCTCTTTTAGCTATTGCAACTGTTAATAGTGGAGCAACTGAACCATCAACTACATTTGCCCATCAATTATGGGTAGATACAGCTAACAGCGTATTAAAGATCAGAAACGCTGCTGATAATGCTTGGTATACAACTGGTATCAGTATTACTGCATCAAATACACTTACAGGTGACTTAACAGGTAATGTCACTGGTAATGTCACTGGTAATGTTACTGGTAATGTAACTGGTGACGTAACAGGTAATGCAGATACAGCCACTTCACTTGCAACTGCAAGAACTATATCTTTATCAGGAGATGTAGCAGGATCAGCTTCTTTTGATGGTAGTGGTGATATTACTATTTCAACTACAGCACAAATTAATTCTATTGCTTTAGGTACTGATACAACTGGTGATTATGTTCAATCTATTTCAGGTGGAACTGGAGTAACAGTAACAGGTGGAACTGGTGAAGGTTCTACTCCTAGTGTTGCTATAGGACAAGCTGTAGCTACAACTGATGATGTTACTTTTAATTTAGTTACTGCAACAAATGAATTTGTTGGTGATATTTGTGGTGCTGTAAGATTTAGTGCAAAAGCTGGTGAAGCATTAACAAAAGGTGATTTAGTTTATGTTTCAGGAGTTTCAGGTGATGTTCCAATAGTAGCAAAAGCAAAAGCAGATGATAATTCTAAAATGCCTGTATTTGGTTTAGCTGTAACAGATGCTAATAATAATGCAGGATTACAAGTTGCAACATTTGGCACATTAGAAGGTTTAGATACATCAAGTGTATCAGAAGGACAAATTTTATATGCTTCTACAACAGCAGGTGCTTTTACAACTACTAAACCAACAGGCGAATCAACACAAATACAAAACATAGGTAAAGTTATAAGAAGTCATGAAACAGCAGGCTCAATTAAAGTAGGTGGTGCAGGTAGAAGCAATGATACGCCTAATCTAAATGATGGCAAAATATTTATAGGTAATGCATCTAATCAAGCAGTTACATCAACACTTGATACTTCTATAGTTGTTGAGAATACTAATCTTTACTACACAACAGCAAGAGCAAATACAGATTTTGATTCAAGATTAGCTACTAAAGATACAGGTGATTTAACAGAAGGTAGTAATCTTTATTATACAACTGCTAGAGTAAATACAGATTTTGATACTCGACTCGCAACTAAAGATACTGATGATATATCAGAGGGTTTAACTAATCTTTACTATACAGATACAAGAGTTAATTCTGCATTTGATACAAGACTTGCTACTAAAGATACTGATGATCTTAGTGAAGGAACTACAAATTTATACTATACATCAGCAAGGGCAAATACAGATTTTGATACTAGATTAGCTACTAAATCTACAACCAATTTAGCAGAAGGAACTAATTTATATTACACATCTGCTAGATTTGATTCAGCTTTTACATCTAAAGATACTGATGATTTAAGTGAAGGATTAACTAATTTATATTACACAAGTGCAAGATTTGATTCTGCATTTGGTAACAAAACAACTTCTGATCTAACAGAAGGCACAAATTTATATTACACAACTACAAGAGCTAATTCAGCTATTGATACAAGAGTTACTAAAGCATTTGTTGATGCACTAGGAATACAAGCATCAAGTGTAGATGCTAATTCAGTAACACTTGGAACTGATACAGTTGGTAACTATGTTGCAACAGTAACTGGTACTGCTAATAAAATCACTGTTACAGGTAGTGGAAGTGAGTCTGCAGATATAACGCTAACACTACCTGATGACGTGCAAGTTGCTAACAATTTAACAGTAGCAGGTAATCTAACAGTAAATGGTACGCTAACTTCTCTTGATACTACTAACCTAGATATAGAAGATAACTTATTCCAGCTTAATGCAGGATTAACAGGTAGTCCTGTAAATGATTCAGGTATGCTTATCAATAGAGGTACTGCTGATAATGGTATCTTTATGTGGGATGAATCAGTTGATAAATTCACACTAGGATTAACAACAGCAGATGGTAGTGCTACAGGAAATATTACTCTTAATTCACTTGGTACTTTAGTTGCTAATATTGAAGGTGATGTTACTGGATCAGTAACAGGTACAGTTTCAAGCCTAGCAAATCACGATACTGGAGATTTAGCAGAAGGTACTAACCTTTACTATACTCAAGCAAGATTTGATTCTGCCTTTACAGGCAAATCTACAAGTGATTTGTCTGAAGGTACTAATCTTTATTATACAGATGCTAGATTTGATACAAGACTAGCTACAAAAGATACTGATGATGTAGCAGAGGGAGCAACCAACCTTTACTATACAACAGCTAGATTTGATTCTGCATTTAGTGGTAAGTCTACAACTGATCTATCTGAAGGTACAAATCTTTATTATACAAGTGCAAGAGCTAACTCTGATTTTGATACTAGGTTGGCTACAAAATCTACATCAGATTTATCTGAAGGAACTAATCTTTATTACACTGATGCAAGAGTACAAGCTGTTTCTATTAATAATGTTGTAGAAGATACAACTCCTCAGCTTGGTGGTAATTTAGACTTAAATTCAAGCGATATAACAGGTACAGGTGATATTAATATTACAGGTACAGTAACAGCTTCAGATTTAGAAATAGATTCAGGAACTTTATCAGTTGATTCTACAAATAATAGAGTTGGAATTGG